ATAAATTCTTTTTCGTAATCTGTTAAATCTTTCTTATTATCTTTATTTAGATTTTCCAAACCAAAAATTTGTGACAATAAAATAACGGAAGCCTCATCAGAAAATAAGCCTTCCGTTAGTTTTGCTTTATATTTTTTATAATCAATTTCTTCTCCATTCTCAATATCTATTATTCTCGCTTGACCTCCTGAATTTGATAATCTAAATTTTGGCGTATTAGCAAGAATAAAAGTTTTTTGAATTGCCTTTAATATTTTCTGCGTTTCTGTGTTAAATTTTTCTGAAGCAGTTCTTAAAAATGAATTTCCCAATGTATAGTAAATAGCATTTTCTGTAGTATATTCTTTTTGCAATGTTAGTTTGTTTCCTTCATCATCTACAATGGAAATATTTTTAAATCTTTTCCCTCTCATAATATGATTACTTATTGAAAATTCATCAGCAATATGTAAAAATATATCTTCTTCTTTTGAATCCACTAGTATTAAAGCTTTTTTATCAGTTAATAACTTAATAACTAATTTATATATGAAACTTGCACCATTTTCATTTTCGTTTGGAGATATATTTAAGCTCCAATATAAATCCCCTTTAGTTTCTTTTATATTTTTGCTTTTATCTGCTTCAAAAACCTGTATCTCGCAATATGCTATTGTTCTTGCAATCAAATCTATTGCATGTGCTTCAGCTAATGCATATACATAATCTGAAGTTTTTTGAGTAGATTTAAATACTTCTATCAATTCATCTAATGTATAAATTTTTTCTCTATCTTGATTTTCATCTTTTACTTTTTTATTAAAAAATCCCATTTCCACTCCTTTTCTAACCATATACTACTTGAATTTCCAATAATTGAATAACACTAACAGCTGCAACAAATGCCATAAATGGATCATTTTTTCTTAATAATGGTTCAATCTTTTCATATTTTTTATTTCCATCTTTCAAAGTCTTACATACCGTGTTATTAATTGCCCATCTCATAATAGCAGAATTACCTAAATTTAATTTAAATTCATTAAAATACACATCAATTTGAGGAGCTACTATTGCAGCAATACTTGCTGGATACCTAATCATTCTTACTAATCCTTCAGGATTTTGTTTTGTTTCTATAGTCAAACCAGATTCTTCTAATGGTTTGCGTAACAAATTAAATCTATAAGTATCCATTACAATTTTTTTAACATTGTACATTCCAAATTGACTTAAAATCCAATCAACTATACTTTGTGGATTAATTGTATTTGTATTAACAATTTCAAAATCGTTATATCCATCAATTCCTTTTTTATCAAATGGAAATCTTATTGATTTAAAATATTTTCCATTGGAACAAATCCATGTATGACTCCTCCATATTATTTCTTCATTTTCCATAAAAAGAAGTCCTGCAGATGCAAAGTCATTTAAATCAGCAAAATCCACTCCAATAATGCACATTTTTCCTTTTATGTCTTTAGCTTTTCTTTCGATTTTCTTTTCTTCATCTTCAAAACACGCTTTTGTAATCTTATCCCAAGTAGTTACAACTTCTTCTTCATCTTGCTCTGGAAGGTTAACTCTTTTAGCATAAAATTCACTTCTTAATGATGGTCTATATAATTTCATGTCTAAATATTCGTTCTGTATTTCAAACCTTAAGTTAGGTAAATACATTATTGCAGGATTGGCTTGAATATAGTATGTCCAGTCAATATCTTCCTCGTTTTTGGTTTCTAAGAATTTTTTAAATGGCTCATCTACAAGATTTTTGTCTGAAATTTTATAAATAATAGGACATAAACCCGTAAAATTGTATTCACCATTTAAAATTCTTTGTGACATCTCTAAATCAGAATCAAGTGGTCCTTCTCTTACTGTTCCATTTGTCGTTATCGTTACAATTCTTGCATGAGCAACTTTACCAAGTGCAGATGTGAATACATTAATTTCTTTTTGTGTTTCATATGCATGTTTTTCGTTAAATATTACTAGTCCTACTTTCTTTCCATCTTTTGTTTTAGCTCCTGCGGTATTGTATCTAATTCTTGAACGCGTTTCTCGATTAATTATTACCTCTTTATTCCAATAAAAATGTTTTCTCATTTTATCTTTATTTGCCTCAAGCATTTCATACATAACCAAAAATGTATCTTCTGCTTGAGATTCTGATGTTGCAACAATATCAATATGATAATTCATAATTCCATGAGCTGGAGTTGTTAAAAACAATGCTAATGGAGCTATCATTGCATCTTTGCCATTACCACGTCCCATCATAATAAAGACTTCTCTAAAAATTACTCTTGAAGTATTTTTCCTATCATACATAAAGAAAAAAGCGTATATGAATTTTTGAAATGGAAATAATTCAAAAAACCATCTCTGAGTAAAACTTAAAAATTTATAATATGTTGTTTCATCAAAAAAGACATCATCTCTCGATAATGTCGGCTTTGCTATATTTTTTATAAATAATTTAATTTCCTGATCAACTTCCAATGGATGCTTATCAACATAGTCTATATAATCTTCAATTTCCCTAACATAAATCATCATCATCACCATTTTCTGGTTTTTCAGATGGTTCTTTTAAATTTAAATCTTGTAAAATCTTTAACATTTGGCCATTTGTTTTTAATAGTCTCTCGCAGCTTTCATTTGGTTTAAAACTTTTGAAACCGTTCCCTCCAGTATAAAGATACCTTATACCATTTAAGTCTATATCTCTCTGCAAATGCTCTTTTAAGCCTACTAAATAAATATAATCATCTACCATATTTTCAAAGTATTTATCTGTTTTTCCTTGATCACTTAGTTGAAGAATTAAATCTTCTCTTATGTTTTCCTGTAATTGTTTTGTTTTTTTTTCAAATTCTTCATCTATATTTTTTAAAACTTCTTCTAAAATTTCAACTTCTTTTTCGACTTTTTTGCCCTTATTTTTAGTAGATTTTGAAGTTTTTTTTGCATTCATATTTTACACCCCCTTATCACGCGAAAAAAATAAAAAAATCTATTTACTTCACACCACACGCCCGCTCGCCTTAATCACCTGTTCGGTTTTAGATTTTAGCGGGGGGCCTCTTCTGTTTTCAAATCAGCATTACTTATTATTGTAAATTTTAAAATTCCATTTATTACATCTATTTCAAAGGTATAACCATTTACTGTGACACTCTTTTTATTTTTCAATCCATTAAACATTCCTAATTGTTTCATAACTTCATTAGCTTCGGCTTGGTTTAAATTAGATAATAGTTCTATACTCTTTTGTATAATTATTAGTGTGTCTTCTGAATGTCTTAACTGTTCTTCTATTTTTGTTTTAATATTAGTTACACTAAAAATTATAAGAACAGATATGTATCCTTCATCATCTAACATATAACTACTATTAATATTTGGAGTATAGTTTATTACTCCTGTATAATCACTATTTTTTTCTTTTATATTGGCCTTAATTCTATTAAATCTATATCCTTCTATTAAATTATCTAACTTCATAATTACCACCTTTCAATTGTTAATGGTTTCTTTTTCTTCTTATATTTAAATCTTTTTCTATCTTCTATTATTTCGTGAGCTTCATTACATAGAGAAATACAATTATTTTTATCTAATGCTAAATCAGGTCTTTCTTTTATTGGAATTATATGATGAACATGTGTTGCTTCTCGTGGCTCAATTTTATATGGTTTATGTTTTCCATCATCCCAATTTCCAATAAAAAATTGACATGTTTTATGATCTCTTTCCAAAACCTCTTCTCTTAATATATCGAAGTCTGTTGAATCATAAAACTTCTTTGTATTTCCTTTCTTAATTTCTTCTATCCAATTGTATATCTTTCTTCTTTTCCTTCTCTTTTTCATTCTCTATTTTTTAATCCTTGTCTTGCACAAATTCTGATTATTCTATTTTTTGAACATTCATTATTAATATAAAAAACACATCTTCTGCACATATACATTCTATACATAAAATCATCATGGTCTTTTATTATATTTTTTTCCATATCATCTTTAACCATTTTTGCTCCAATGAAAAAAGAACTAAAATAAATATTCTAGTTCCTTTTTTGATATACTCTTTTTAATTGGGCTTGACTATACTTTATATAGCCTCAAGGTTTCCTTGCCTCTTCTACTACTTTAGAAATTATCTTAATAGATACTTTTCTATAATACAATTATAACACCTAAATGTCGGACATGAACGGACAAGTTTTATTTTTTTATAAAATATCTCTTTAATGAAAGTCTAGGTCCTGATTCATCTGCATACCCTATTTTACTAGCTATTTGTTTCCAATCATTCTTTTCTATGTACTTTTTCTCTATTATATCTGCTATCTGTCTGTCTTCTAAGTTATCTATTTTATATTGCAATTCTCTTTTTAGTTTATTTTTCTTTTTTTCATATATCTTTAATCTATTTTTTAATTGATTCATTCTTTTAGAATTATATCCTGATATTCCAATATTTCTTTTGACGTATGGAAATCTTTTTGAACTTCCTTGTACTGTATCAGAAGTAACACGATTATGCTCAATATTAAGATTCTTATTTATTTTCTTTATTTCATATTCATAATTATTCATTCTTTTTTCATAATTATCTAAATACTCTTTTTCTATCATTTGTTTCTCCTATTCCTCTTCATCAATTAAACAATTAAAATCTGTTGCTTATAAATTTCAGCAACAACAAAATTATTTCCAAATTCTTTATTAGTATAATCACATAATTCTTGTGCATTCTTCTTACTTTTAAATGTTTTTAAAACTAATCCTCTATACATTGGAATGGGATATGTTTGCCTATAATTTCTTCTTCTGCCAATACTTCTATCATAATAGATTGCTAATTCATCACTCATTCCTAGACTTTTACCATTACAATCAAATTCTTCTTTAGATGCTTGCCAACAAAAATATTTCTTATCCATCTTTCTTCACCTCTTTATAATCTCGAATTTTTAATCCAAATATTAGTCTTAATGTTAATTTGTGAAACCAATTAAATTTTTTAGTTTGATAAAAATTTATATTTCCTAATGTTATAATTGATTTATATTTTGGTAGTTTCACCTCTTCATAAAAATATTCTTTTATTTCTTCTTTGTTTAAATTACTCATCCCAACTAAGCTCCTTTACTTTCTCATTTATTGCTTGTAATTCTGGCATACTTAAATTAAATTCCATTAATTTTACTTCAAAATTAATTTCAATTATTTTATACCAAATATTAAAAGTAATAGTTATATTACCTTTAACAAAATCAATATATTCAACCACTCCAAGTTCATCATAATCTTTGTCATTCTTTTTAAAGTTACTAACATCCTTATCTACATTGGAATTACTTTTTTGTAACCTAATTCTTTAAACATTTCATCAGCTTTACTCATCTTCTACCTCCAATTGTTTATAAAAATATTTTTTGGTGCATTCTATTGCATACTCCGAATGACATTCTTCATTTATACAATCCATATGCATACAAACTGTATCATCTACTATT